AGATATCCAGTACCGTAAGTAATAGCATTTTCTGATCTGTTTCCTTGTTATAGTCAGGCTGAATAATTGTATCGTATCCATTCTCTTTTAATAACTGTAGGTATTCATCATCTGTAAAATACTCTTTGTTGCCTAGTTCTAATTTCAATCTATTTAATGTTGTCATAATTTGTATTCCTTTCTTAAAATTTTGCTGTGGGGTAAAAAGTGATTAGATAGGAGAATTATTTTCAGATAGGGGTTAAAGCATTATTTTTATGCATTTTGTATGAATACTTCATTATGCATAAATACTGTATAATCATGCAGAAATAGCCTGTTTTACTGTATAATCATGCATTTATTCGCTGTATATTTCGTGTATATTATTCAATATGGAATAGTTGTTTTGATATGCTCTGAAACCCCTTATTTTATCAATAGCACTTTAGCACTTCACAGTGGAAACTCTTCGCTAAACTATTGTTTAACGACAAGATTATACGTTAAAGTGGTAAAGCATAGTCTATTTTTATACATTCATCATGCATATATATACTATACCTTACCACCATATTTTTACTATATAAAGTGTTCAAAGTGATATCACTGTGATTATAAAAAGTATCACTTGTTTACACTTGTTTGTTATCTTGTTCTACCCTATTACTTTCACTAGCAATTCTATTCTTTTCAATGGCTGTATCCCTTATATATTCAGACTTTTCCATTACTGTATCAATAGAAATAGCGTTCATTTCTCTTAATGCTTTGAGATTGTTTATAACTTCATTCATAGCAATAGGAATACTTAGATTATACTCAATGTCGATATTTCCGTCAACATTAATATTTAATCTATTTAATAATGCTTTAAACTGTGTAAATCGTTCTTGCATACCTTTATTAAGCCATTTCTCTGTTTCCATAGCCTTAATATTAGCCATATGGAATAGCATAGACAATGTTACCTCTGATACATTAGATACATTACTATTTCCGCTTATTACACTAGGCATACTTGCTATATCATTCAAGAATTGCTTTACATTATCAAGATATAACTTAATAGTATTATAATCCATTGTAGCTGTAGCATAGTCAAATGATCCAGTATCCATATTAAGTACATACCCTGTAGCATCAGCAGGGATACTACTATCTACCCTCTGTCCTATTGCCACTGGTAAAGGATTAAGACTATTGATATATATAGCATCACCCATCTTAGATATAATGTCCTCTAATTCGTCTAGGATCGGTACTATATCAGCAAGCATACTTTCACCAAAATTATAATCACTATCATTGAAATTGTGATAATGAATAGGTAATCCAGAAAGATTTACTTTGCTTTCTACAAGCTTTTCATATCCACCCTCATTACTCCATTTATCTACTCTATCAGGATAATAGACATTATAATAACTAATAGCGGAATAAGCATCCGTCCAATGTTCAATAAAAGCTACATATTCCCCATTATCGGTATATACTGGATAGCTTTCAGCACTATCAAATACCTTACTTTTAATCTTACCATTGTCAATATAAGTGTACTCAAATGCATCACCGAACTTATTTACCCTATCAAGGATTTCAAAGTCTGTAGTGCTATATAAACCCTTTTTATAGATATCATTGAACTGTTTTACTATTGCTTCATCACCTGACAATGATACTTGCTTACCTAAAAGATATGTACTGTGAAAGTTAAGCACCGTTTTAGCATACTGTAGGATGGTCTTTCTAGTAACTAATTCCTTGCCTTTATATTGTGAATTCTCTCTATTTAATACCTTGTGAATTCTTGCTAAGTAGTCCTTATTCTGTCTTACATTTGCAATTCTGCTTGTATGATATCCTTTCATTACTTCATCTGCAAACCATCTTTCAGGATTATCAAAAGTTAATCTATATTCATTTATTGTCATGCTGCTTGTCCTTTCTTTATTCAAAATTCATTTCTATTTTGTTATCTTCCCTTAGATCATCTAATTGACTAAGGTTATATATATGTTTTAGATACATTTCATCATCACCAACGCATTCAGCTATATAGCAAGAGCCATCATAATTCTTAATAGACTCTTTGGCAGCTTCCATATCATCGAAATACTCAAAGTTATTTTCGCTTTTAATTACTGCAAATTTGCCATAATAATTCTTTATCAATGCTTTATATGCTTTGATGAAATATCGAAAGTATTCGTTTGAATAATCTTCCATATTATCACCCCTTTATATTAAAATGGATACCAGTAAGGATATTTCATACCAACAATAGCAAGCACAAAAGCCATTACTAAATCATCATGTGAGCCTGATATTGCACCCATAGAGCCATTGTCATTTAATACAAAGACTTTCATTTCGTCTAGTAATTCCTTACTTACAACCTTAATTAAACCTTTCTCAAACCACTCTCTAGCATCATTCACCGCAATAGATTTAGTTTTATTATTAGTATCAAATCCACGTTTCCAAACCTCACGATTATATTCATCATAGGTCTTATACTTCGTAAGATTTCCATACTTATAATCTTTGTAAAGCCTTTCTATTACTGAATGACCGCCCGAAGCTTTCTCGATGGTTAATAATGCTTTATTAAAGTACCTACCAAGTAAATTTAATATCTCTGCATACTCATAAGGTTTAATATTATTATTCTTGAATTGTGCTACCATTTCACCGCTTTTACTTAGTATAATAGCTGTAGAATAATCTTTCCCTATACCCTCGGAGCAATCGACACCGATATAATATCGTTCGCCAATTTTGGGGATTGACCATATTTGTAATGACTTACCGTATAGGTTCTGTAATTTGACATTTAAGCCTTTTATCTTGTCTTTTGGTATAAATGTACCCTTACTGTTTAGAATAGCCTTAATACAAGTGTCAATCCGTTTAGCATCGAATAATTGTTGTCCTGTGGTAAGAAAGCAATCATTATCCGTAGATGGATATTCTACATTGAAACTGTCTGTTCCCTCTGTGGCTATTTTCTGTCTTCTCCATGTAAGCTGATCCAAGGTTGCTCCTAGTGACCTCAACTCGGTTTCAACTTCGTCTAAGTCCTCTAATAATAAGGATTTTCCATGTATAGCCTTATATTTTTGTACTGCCTGTTTATATTGATTTAGGAATAATGATTTACCATTAATCCAATTAAAAAAGAATGGTTTATAAGAGTTCTCACCATTCTTAGCTTGATAATATGTTTCACTAAATTTATTAAATCCGTCTGCTGTAGACTCAATTACTATAATACCAGTATCAGAAATAGCCTGGCTTAATGCTTTCATTTGTCGTTCTGGTTCTTTCCAGAATGCAAACTCTGAAAGATGTGCATAGCCTGTTACCGTTTCCCCTCGGAGCAAGTCTTTATTCCCTGCTGTCATACAAGTAATTTTACCACCATTAGCAAACGTAAGTTCTTGTCTATTATTCGTTAATAATTCAGGTCTTAACCATTCAGGAAGTGAAAAGAATTGTTGTTTCAACTTTGCAAAAATAGCATTAGTTGACTTCTGATCGTGAGATATAAGAACGCTTGTAATGTTATCCCTTACGATGCAAGCACGAATAGACAGGGCAATAACTACGGAAGATAATCCTAATTGTCTAGATTTCAAGACTATATTTTCTTTGTCAAGCTTCTCCACAAATTCCTTTTGTTCTGGTGTAAGAATGAAAGGAACTATATTACCCTGTTTATCTGCTATTTTTATAAATGTTTCAATCCAATCAATTGTATTTTCATCATCCCATAAATAGGCAAGCTTATCTTTGCTCTCCTTACTTAATGGCATTACTTACCCCCTTTCAATGCAGGGATATTCACTTTTTTCATAAAATCGTCTATTTCGTCTGTACTTTCATCAAAGAAAGAACTATTTGAAAATGCTTCAACCCATTTGGCAGCGTTAGTATCTCCTTGTACTGCTTTTTCAAACATAGCATCATAAATTTGCATTAATCTGAATTTCTTCATGTGTTTATGATATGTTTGCATAGCTTCTTGAGCATCTTCCCTAGTAAGCCATTCTAAGCAATCATCAAGTGATTTTCCCTTTACCATTGGTTCATATGGCATGAAGTCTTTAAAATCACATCGTTTATCTTCTTCGGAATAATACCAGATAATAAACCTTGCTATGTATTCAGGCACTATAGCCTTTAATTTCTGCAATATGGACTCTGTTCTTGCTTGTGCCATTATTTACCCCCTTAAAATTCAAAATATTTAACATTGTTCTTCACAATAAATAACCCACCAATATCAATTACTGAACTGCTATCCAACATACGATCCATTAATTCTTTAGCATGATAATTATCAATCCCCATTGTTTTCTTCTCTCCGTCCATAAAATGAACGATAAATTCAACCATAGGTACAAATTTACCATCAACTATTCCTCCACTTTTACTTATCATTACTGTATACCTCCTGTTGTCTTTGAGGAAAATCAATGATATATATAGCTTTTTTATTGAAAAATGTATTTCCTAAAAGGAGAAAATCACAATCCGTTTCAAGCATCTGTTTCATAATTTCGTTCTTTTCCTCTAATGTGATTTCCTTTGTAATAACCTTATCTAATATCTGTAATTGAACTATTCCTATAATTTCATTCTTATATCTAAATGTTGCATCATCCATTTTATTAATCTCCTTTTCTACATTAAAAAAGGGCATCCCACAATAGGACACCCCAATAATTTATTTTATTCAGCTTTTACAATCACAAAGGATTGATATGGAATTTCGTCAGGAATGTTATATTTCTCTTTGTTCGATTTAGTTGCTCTAACTCTCACAAGTCCATAAGCATCTAATATCTCTTGAATACTCCTTTTCCATTGAGTTTCAATCTTATCATTAACCTTTAAATCACATTCCCTTATGTAGCCTTGATTATTAATCACTTCCAGTAATGCTTCACTGATTTTCAATGTCATTTCATCAGATTTCTTTGTAACTCCATTACCACGATGATTTTCATATTTGTATTGTGGAAATACCTTGTCTGCTAATTCAGTTCCAAATGTACGCATTATATATTCCCTACTAATACCTTTAATTGAGATATTCTTTGCAATAAGTTCCTTTGCAATCTCTTCACTTTCTTCAAGGAGAAGATAACCATATTCATTGAACTGGTAGAAGTTTGTAAGCTTCTTAAATCCATACTTTGCACTAATATGTTTTGCCTTATTCAACTGGTCTTTTGGAAGTCTTTCAGGCTCAATCTTCTCAATCAAATTCAAAAGATGGAATAAAGTAAGTGATTGTGACAACTTAACTCTTTTATTTTGATTGATACCACATACATCTAATAATTTAGGATACCCACTGAAAAAGAGAGGTTTATTGTCTACTTGTAGTTCCTCACTAATAAGCTGTGAAAAATATGTAATCAAGGCTTTTAAATGAATTTTCCTAGTCCTTATTAGCTTCGATAAGTTTGGGAATTCTATTTTGAATTCTTCTGTATCCAGATAGTATACATTCTCCCTCATTATTTCTCTTTGTTCTCTCATCCAATCAGACTCTACCAATTCAATATTATAAACTCTCTTGATAAATTCGATTGATTTTCTTCTAGTTGTCTTTGCTAGTATCTCCACTAATGCAATAATAGTTAGAGCCTTACCACAACCGAAGCATTTATATACTTGTGTTCCATCCTTAGTAGTAAATATATGAGCCGATGGGTTATCATCATCATGATTAGGTAGAATACAATTAATGAAATATCCCTCATCTATGCCCAAAAAAGCACACAAATCAATATTATTTATATAATCATACAATTCATTCAACGAGTGCAGCACAACACGACCGCCACTGTTAGGGGTACCTGATAAGAGGTTATCTTCTTTATTAGGTACCCTTTTCAACGAAGTGCCTACTATCTCCCTCATTTTGCGTACATTTAACTCTTTAATTGCTTGTACATTCGCTAAATAATCATCATTAATAGAAACCTTAATATTCTCTTTATCAATGGATTTTTCCTTGATTTTAGCCTTTTTGACAGGCTTAGAGATATCATATTCAGGCTTGTAATACTTATTGATGATTTCATCAGCGTTTATTCTTGCTTCGTAGTTTGGGGAAATAGGAGTGTGACCACACCCACCATAGAATATTCTTGTGCAATCAAAAGTAACCTTGTCCGATTTATCGAAAAGGTGAATTAGTGTAGATTGTAGCTTGTTTCTTTGCTCTACATCTGTTATAATATAATCATTGATGAAAACCATACGAAAGTGATGTTCTTTTTCGGAATGGCTAAAAGATGTATATAAGAATACTGGTTTAATACCTAAATTATCTGCGACACTCAACTGTTCCCCAACCGTCGTGTCGTGGTCAAAATCTAACATGAATACTTGTTGTTCTATCCAATCGGCACTCTTACTACCAATAAGAAGTGCCGGTTTGCATGTATAGCCATGACATAGACCGTTTGCAAGTTCTTCAATCTCAATTTCTGTTTGTGCAATTCGTTTCTGAATACCTCCAGTTTCAAATCCCGTAGGTTTAGCCTGAAACTCATGCTTGTCTAGCATCAGTTTTACTTTCATTATTTAGTTGCTCCTTTTTTGTTGTGTTTTTTTGAATACTTACAAATATAGTAAATAAAAATGAGGTGTCGAAAATGACACCCCTTTAAGGGTTTACTATGCTAATATTCGCTCTCTATTTTTCTCTTCATATGTAATCTCTGCAAGTTGTTGTTCAATATCTCTTTCAACTCGGAATACAAATACTGTTTTAAGCTTATTTGTATGATCTGGTTTAATGTCAATGATGGTAAAACCTCTTTTAAGCAACTTCCTTGCTACATGACCAGCAAATATTACTATTGCTTCACTTGTTGTATTTTCTATGTATTGCATTTATGACATCTCCTTATTATTTATGAGTATCATTTTAGCATATAAGTGATATATAGTAAAGAGAAATATATTGTATTCAAATAAGTTTGTCAATATTTACCAATAATTGTCAGTTAATTACCTATAAATTTGTTGAATTTTCTGACAATTTATCTTCTAATACATTAATTCGGCTTTCTAAATCACTTATTTTCTTATTCAAGTCCTGTACTATTTTAACTGTCCATGATGTCATATTCTCGTAGTTAATTGAATTAATTTTATCCTTACCTACATATAACCCCTCATCAGTATAAGACTTTGGATCAGAGAACCTAAATAAATTATAATCTGTGGGATTTAAACCGTATTTACTGAATACATTTTGTGTCTGTTGTGCTACAAGTCCGAAGCATACACCATTACGGTTTTCATCGCACTTAAATTCATATTGTTTAGGCTTTAGGTCAAAGTATACATCGTTTGGAATATTGATATCAAATATATTCTTTTTCAACCTAAAATCAGAAGCAGAAAGCTTCTCGAAATTGGCATTTACCCACCATGTACTGGCTGCGTTGGGTTCACCATAAAGTGAAATATTTTGTGCGGCGGTCAGTGTTGGTGTAATAGTATAGGATGATTGCATATGTGATATTGGAGCTGCATACGAAGAATAATTGCTTGTAGTTAAAGGAGAAGCACCATTAATACTCAATGTCTTACAAGACACATTACCACTATTATCTGCTGTAAAATTGTATGAACTTGAAGTACCAATATTAATTCCACTTCTTAAATATTCCGCATAACTACCACCAGTTAATCCAGTTCTTACTCCTGAATGTTGTAAATTTGAATATGCTGTTCTACCATCAGCTAAATGAATTCCAACATCAAAGGATACACCACCCATAGTGAGTTCAATATGATCCCCACCATTATCAAATGACGAAATGACAGCACCATCATCAATAGTAACTGTTCCATAATCAATTCCACCTGCTTCACTTGTAATTGTACCACCAATTATTTCACCGCCATATATTGTTGATCCATTTATTACAGTACCGTTGATTGTTGAACCGTTAATAGTTGTTCCCTCAACTGTACCGCCTATTACTTGCCCTGCTTGTACCGTTCCTGTGAAAGTACCAGTGCAAGCTTGTAAGCATGACTTAAATTCTAACTTATCATTACTTTCGATTTCATTCCCATCTTCATCAATACTTATATAGTTTAGGTTTTTCTCTTCTAGTTTTTGTGACTTAATAAGATTGCAACCACTCCAATCTAATTTATAAACCTTAATTAGACCGCCTACACCCTCACTATAATTATTCTGATATATCGTTATTAAAGCTTCTGGGGATCTCCATCCAAAATTAGATAATCTATTTAAGAATTTACTTCCGTTCTCATAAATTCGTTGATTGTCAAATCCATCTACTGAAAGCTTTATTTCTCCTTGTTTTGCTTTGCTTATTACTGGCTCAAAATCATTACATTGATCCATTTTAATCATTATAGCCTCATTATTCATCACTCGAAGAATAGTAATTCCAATATCACTAAGTCCATACTCTTTAATCGGACACTTTGAATATGGGTAATTTTCTAATAGATACTTTTTCAATTCTTCTGTATAAATTCGTTTTTTACTATCAAGAAAATCATTAAGCTTTTCTATAACTGGATCAATCACATAGTTAGCACCTGACACAAAGGCAATATCCTTACCGATAAAATGGATTTTATCAACATCATCATTCAGATAACGAGATATCTTTTTTTCTTTGGTTTTCATATTACAAACTACTTTACTATGTGCTGAGTCCACCGCAAAAATTATTTGCCTTTGTTCTTGTACTACCATTAGACTACTCATAAGCATTCACCCCTTTCATTAATCTATATCAGACTCAACTACAATTACATTTCCTGCTTGTTGTTTACCGTTTTTATCTGTGAATGGTTGAAAATCTACTATGTAACCTCTTTCTAAAATACCATCCTGAATATTACTTACGTGTGCAAAATATGTATAACCATCATCACCTTTAATAAATCCATAATTTCTATCTTTAAAATACTTACTAACCTTACCAAACATTAAAATACCCTACCTTTCATATTGTTTTTATTTGTCATGTAATCAATGAAATTCATTATATTGTTGTAGTGTTTATCACTAATAACTATTAATTCATTTTCCCATCTTGATACGGTACTTTTGTCAATACCGCACATATCGGCTACTTTATCCTGTGTAATGTCCTCGTTTCTTCTCCATCTTCTAAATTCCTTACCCGTCATATATGACGCTCCTTTCTATCAACTTTGTTGCATAAAAAAATAAGCATACCTATTATTCGGTATCCTTTTTCGTGGCGGTCTTTTCCGCTTTCACTTTCTTTGGTTTAAGCTTGCCATATAAAGCAAGTAAATAATTTTCGTATACTTCCTCTGACGGTGTAGAACCCTCATTCTCAATCTTTCCTATCCATCTTTCAGATACACCGATTGCATCAGCTATATATTTCTGTGAGTAACCATGATATATCCTTAAAAACTGTAGTTTCTTACCGTTTAACATCTTTTCAACTCCTTTACAATTAGATAGGGGTATACCCTAAAATAGAGTACACCCCTTATTAATACTAGCTTTTGTCCGAAAGGACAGAACCTAATACTATGCAATAGTCTTTCTCATTAAGACGATACCATCATCAGCAAGAAGCTTACAAGCATAAATCATATTTGAATATACTGTACTTCTTAAATATTCTGGCTCTCTCTTGATTTCTGTACTAATGTCTCTCTTAGTCATAAATCCAAGGGAATTCCTCTTAATAATAAATGTCAGGCACTCGCTTGTAGTGCTGTCATATGTACCATGATTAGCCATGTATACTGGAATACCTCTGTAATATCCAACTAATCCATTTCTTACAATACCGTTACCCATTGTCATGAATGTCTTGTCAGTGGATACAAAGTTATCCATTCCTAAGAATGACGGAAGAATAGAGGAATGAATTACAATTCCTGAAAAGCTTTCCGCATCCTGTTCATCACCAAATAAGCCTAATGCTCCATCCATTTCAGTTAATGTAATAGCTGTAGCACCCGATGTAGCTTTCTTTAATGGTGTTGTCTTTGCTTCTGTAATAAGGTCTAAATCGATCTTACGAGCAATATTCTGTCCTTGCTGTGTAGCTGCTTCATTGATTGCGTTACCAAGTGCGGTAATGTTATCAATGTCATAAATTTCTACACCCTTTGGAGCAACAATCTTAATCGTTGCTGTACTAGACTCCTGATCCAGAGATTCAGAGCCAATAGGAGTACCCTTTACAACGTCCTCGGCTGCGGAAAGTAATTTCCACTTAGGGAATGTTACTGTCTCACCAACTGTAGTATTTGTAAGGTATCCTAAATCTGTTGCCATTGTAGCAATCTTAATCTTACTATCAAATTTTTCACGCACTAAGCCTGCGTATACGTCTGGTTTAATTAAAGCCATGATAATTCCTCCTTATGTTATTTTTGAGATAAAATCTTATATAATTCTGGTTTTTCATCTTGCAATTTTGCACGTTCCATATAATTCATCTTAGCAAATTGCTCTTTGGTGATACCCTCACTCTTTTTATGGTCAGAGGGTTTAAATCCGTTATTAACCAGTAAATTGTTAAATGTACCGCTTAATTCATCAACGAACTTATCCAGATCATCACCTGCATTTAGATATTTTGCTAATTCAGGAGATAAACCCTTTTCAGTTAATTTGTCTTTCAACTTATAGGATTTTTCCTTATTTGCAATCTCTAATTCTTTTTGTTCAAGTTCCCTTTGTTTCTGTTCAAGTGCTTTTTCTGCATCTGATTTCTCATTGGGTTTGAACTTGCTTAATTCGTCATTAGCTGTTTTAAGTTTCAAACTGTAGTCAGTTCTTACCTTATCAGTTTCACTCTGAATAGCTTTGTTTACCGCTTCTATTTGGTCTGCGGTTAATCCTAATTCTTTTAAATCCATATATTACCTTACCTTTCTAGTTGCTTTACCGTTTGCCCTCTATGAGTTCATAGGATTGCCCCTAATACATTGTTAATAGTTGATATATAAAAACCGCCTTTATCCAAAAGGAGATAGGCGGTAATTATCTGGAGGTTGGGGAGTAGGACAATTTCTCCCCTTTGCTTAGAGTCCATGGAAAAACATCTGTTAAGTTAAATTACAGAAATTTAGCTGAAACAATTGAATTAAATAATGTAGAAAGAGAGGATTTATAATAAACCACTTGCAGTAGTGGCATATTATTGAAAATAATTGTTGACAATATGTAAGCATTCGTGTAAAATACTGATTAAGCCATTCTATGGTTTGTTTGTAATGCAATAAAATTGTGTAAAAAAATGAAAGTGACCACCCACAAATGAACTCCACTCATGGGTGGTAGGCTATATATGAATGCTGTAGTAGTCTAAAAATATTTTAAAAAAGGTATTGACATATAAGAAAATATAGTGTATACTCCAATTAGGATATTTATATCTTGCTTATGTTATCATATAACGGACGAATTGTAATTACTGCTAGTCCTTTATTTTGATAGCTTTTTTATGCTTTTTGACTTTTTCATTCTGCAATTTTGATGATTTTTTCTTAGCTTTTTCTTCCTCTTCATTTTGGATTTTAATTTTTTCCAACACTATTTCCGCATTGTTAAAATTACTTAGGAACTTACTTTTATCATCGTGCTTGTTGTATAAAGCATTTAATAGTTTCCGTCTGTATTTAGCGAATATGCTATTCTTTTCAACGAAAACCTCTGCAATCAATCTATTCATGGTTTTATCATCAAGTTTAATCCTATTTATTTTTTCACTTAGTCTACTCGCTGCATTTAATAATTCTTTTTCATAATTCTCTTTATCATCATTTTTAGGTCTACTCTTATAAGTTTCCGCATAATGCTCCTTGATTTTATTGTCATAATCCTCTATCAAGTCTCTAATTATGTTCTTATGTCTGCTATTTGCTTTTCCCTCCATTAGATTAAAATATAATTGATTTTCATATCCTGTAGGACTGTCATTATTAGAAATATCGTCTAATTCTTTTTCTAATAAATCCATAGGGCACTTATACTCTTTTGTGTTAATTTTCTTTATTTTATTTGTCCAGTGCATAAATCTAGGAGATTTTTTTCCTTTCATGATATATGACTCTTGTATTCGTTTAACTTCTTTTTCTGGATCAATCTCAAATCCTTTTTTACATTGGTCTATTGCAACCTGTGCAAGTGTTGCTAAGATGATTATGTTGTTCTCTAAACCCTTATTAACCTTACCAGTTCTTGAATATTCATCATATATCCAACTTAAAGCACGTTGAGCCAAATTGCTTGATTTTCCAATTGTGTCCTGTGCCTTTGCTAATTCGCTATCCATCTTTGCGAAAGACTCCTTTTCATTGATATATTCTTTCGACATTTCTTTGATAGAGTTTACGATGGTTTTATATTTTAAATAGCATACTTTACCTATATTCGTAATCGTTGGTTCATCTGTGGCAAAAATAAAGTCAGAATCCATGTCCATTGAATTAGCTTTCGATTGTGCGGTTGTCTTAATCATATTTACCACTATAATATTCTTTGAAAAATCAAAGTAATGGTCTAGGATATCAGATTTCATGTTATGCAGATATAAAATATTATGAGGGCTGTTATGTGGTGATCTAAATCCAGTAATATATTTATCACTATCAAATCTCTTAGTATAGCATTGAATTGCTCCATCCTCATGAACCAGTGTATTATCATCTTCCCAATTCTCACCTATGGCATGAAGTAATAAAGCGTATGGATTTCCAACTACGGTTAAATTATCACCTGATACTGGAATTTCCCCACACCTTAAAGTTTCAACATAATCATGAATTACTTTTCTCTTTTCTGTTTTCCACCATTTATTATTAGCAAATTCTTTATTATACTCATAAAGGTCTGCTAACATATTATAATGATTGATTAGTGTAGCTTTTTCTCTTAAAAACTTGATAAATTCGTCATTGTCTGCCTTTATATTAACTACTCTTTCAGTCCCTAGCTTTGCGATTTCTTTTATTTCCTCTTTTTCTTTTCCTCTGGTTAATTCAAGACTATTTATCATTTGTGCAGACATTTTTTGTACTGATCCTAGCTTACTCGGATGATCTGTCTTTACAATACCGAATATATAACCATCTTCTTTTAATCTATCACACCAATATTTATAGGGGTTATCTCCCATTAAATTAGTGAATTTTAACCACTTTAGAGACTTATCCGTAACTATCAGCTTAATATCTTTGGCTTTTTTAGTTCCAAACATATCCTTTATAGTTTTAGTTTCGTAATCTTCTCCAAATCGTTCTTGCATAAATAATTTTATTCGTGTTTTGAATGCACAACTTTTGAAAAAGTGGTTACGAAGCAAAACCATAGAATTCAATTCAACTCCATTTTGTTTTATGTGTTCCTCCAAAAAATCACTGTCGATCAATGACATTCCATCCCATAGCCAATTAGATATAGTTGTTTCTTCTGGTTCTACTACACATATTCCATTTTTCACTTTTACGATATTAGCTTCTGCTTTGCATTCGCTTTCTCTATCCTCTAAAAATAGTATTTCAGACGGTTTTATTTTGATTGTATCAATAATACTAGATGCAACCAAACCCATATAAGCCGACATTTCAACTATTTTCTTATTGTCCTCTAAATCTCCTAACCCCATTGTCATCCATTTATATGTATCTTTGTATAGGTCACTGTTAATGAAAGTTGCTTTTCCTGTTTTTGCTTTTGATGTACTTCTATAAAGCATTTCATAATCAATATTATCTATTTCAACTTTATTATCTAATGACGATGATTGCTTAGTATAGAATTCAACTCTCATATCATCCTTTTTAACTTGTTTGAATATTTCAGGGTTTGAATCGTTTAAACTCTTAATTTTAGCTTTTGCTCTGTTATAGCGTAGCTTTTTATCTCTAAGTAAAAGCTTTTTCATAGCTTTCTCTTCATCACTGTTAGAAGTGTCTATTTCAGCAATCTTTTTATCAACTTTTTTAATCATTCGATTAAGTTTTGCATTTTCACTTTTAAAATCATTGTGACCAAAAGAGAAGTCAATACAAATCAAATCTTTTGTGCTGTTCTTCTCAACTTGTAAACCATTTTTTCTCAACCATCTATTTAATAAGCTATCATTTAATACAGCTTCATTTGATGATAAATATTCTCTAGTTCCTAGTTTATATCCGTAAATCTCTCCTGCATAATAATTCTTTATCTTAACGCCTTTTTCCATTAAACCTCTCCTTTTATGTTGTGTTTGCTGATAACTATAAGTGTAAAAGGGCAGACTACCCCCTTACACTTATATTATACCACGTGTTACTAAGTGATGTCAATATATATTTTAGTGATATCACTAAAATATTTTATCAATTATCTCTAAATCTTCAATATAGCTAGTCAGTCACGGCATAATCGCTTGAATGATGATTAATCCATCAGTACAAACGATTTCAAATATCCTAGAATTGAAAGTATAGAATTTAACCATATCAATCGGTAAAGCCATTAATACATGATATTCATTATAAATATCATCGTTTACATCTCCAAAGCAAGCTATTCCATTCTCTACTTCAACCTCAAGACCCTCTAAAATATACTCCTTTGCTTCATACCCCTCTTCCTTTGTTCTGAATGCTTCTGTAATTTTGAACTTCTCAACCCCACTTTGCCATATCAACATTTCAAGGTTGTCCTGTAACTCGTCAATCTCAATTTCTCTAGTTCCTTTGAATAGATCATAATTAGCCATACTTTTAATCTCCCTTTTTTGTGTGTTTTTTGTTTCGAAGCTGTTAATATCACTTCTTAGGAAGATAATACCACTTGTGATATCACTTGTCAACACTAAATTGCTAATATTTTCACTTGATTTACACTTTGATATGTAGTATGATTATAATACATTACAAGTGAAAGGAGATGATATCATGGTTAGTGATGATAAAGTCAGAATGTTGGTTACAGTACCAAGAGAAATGAAAAAGGAACTTGACGAATTAGCAAAGAAGAATATAAGAAATACATCAAATTATATAGTTTCTATACTTGCTGCACATCTTGAAAATGAGAAAAAGAATAGCAAATGAGTAAAAGAGGGTTTATGATATGCCAAGACATATTAGACCCTCTTTAAATTTAATATAATTCAATAGTTACCGTTAAACTATCAGAATATAATTTATCATTATAAGTACAACTACAAGTGACAACATAGGTTAAACCTAATAAATCATAGTTATCATCAAGGGTTTTTATTGAGCATTGATATGTAGTCGGATAAGTAACCGTAAAATTATTAGAAGCCATTCCATTCCAATTAAATGTCCATGATGGTGTAAAATCAACTGGAAGTGATGTTACTTTATCAACTAATGAAACTTTATATATTTTTGCAGTTCCCAAATTACAAGTATCTTCAGGTAAATATTGAGTAGTTAGATTGAATGTATAAGGTAATATTTCCGCTAATACTGTTAATGTTACTGTGTCGGTTTTATTCTGCTCTACCCATGTTGCTGTTATCGTTACAGTACCTGGTGAAATAAAGGACACCACACCACTCGAATTTACTATAGCAATAGCATTATTACTAGATGTATATGTAATCGTTGCGGTATCGTCTACTATACTACTTTTTGTTGCAAGTGGAATTAATGTTGTAGTGGTATTAATAAGATACTGTGAACCATCAGCACTTAAAGTAAAATCATATACCCATGATGGCTGTAAACCTCTTTCTACATATACATGAGCAATTCCTGACTTATTATGTACGTTCTGAATTTTATAATATCCACCCAATATATTAACCAAAAGATCAATTATTGAAGTTGTGAATTTATCTGTATACTCTGATATAATTTCACATTTTCCATCTACAATACTCATTATATTATTTGATATAACCGTTGGAGAAGTCATACCGTAGGCATAGCATGGAATATATTTATATCTCATATTCTCCACCAATGGTAATAAGATATTACATTCCAATAGAGCCGATTTATAATAAACCGAATTTTCAACTGACTCCTGATTTAAAACTACAAAGTGCTTTTCTCCAAAGGAGAGTAATTGACCTTGATATATTCCTGATCCAATCTCATAGAATATAGTTACGTGTCCATCAGTGGTATTATCATCTGAATTTTTTCTAAAAAGACAAGTATAGTCGGTATTATTATAATACCCCTTGACCGTCTTTCCCTCTCTCTTTAAAGCTTCTTTAAACTGTCTATATAAAGTATCCATATTCTTGTTATTTTCCTTTCATATTAACGTTAAAAAGCCTTTAAATTACCATAGGCATAGATTTATACCTAATTGATAAAATAAAGGCTTAAAATGGCTTATAATTAATGATTTTAAACGTGTATTACCACCATTCCCCTTGTTCGTTATAATGCCACCAATCACCACTTTCGTACTGAATACAGATAAACCCATCCTTGTCAATCCAAACCTTGTCGATATCTCCGAATCTCCATGTATCCCAATGGCTTTTATGCTCTGTATAAAGTTCTTTTGCTCTCTGCTCTAGGTATGCTTTAAGCTGCTTAAATTCCTCAACCGTCTTAGTACCTTTAATTACTGTGTGCATGATCTTCTCCTTTCAGATAAATGCAAAATTCAACCTTATACATACCACCGCCTATTACGTTAAAATGGTCTACTTGCTTATTAGCTATTCTCTTGAACGTATCAGAAGCAAGTATATCTTCTTGTTGTTCTTCCTCAAAGTAAGTCTTTGTATATCTATGATTGTTATAATCATATGGTTCTTGCTGAATGGATACGCAAGCTACCCCACCTTCATGCATTTTTAGAAAATTACGTAATGTCATATTTACTCTCCTTTACAACTATTGATTTCGATGATTATCAATTATCATATTTACAAATGCGGTTGCAGACATTCCATTCTTTCTACTTTCCTTTGTTATATATTCATGGTTAGCATCAGAAAAAGCCATGTTAATTCTTTTTAGTTTTGATCCGTTCTTATTTCCTTGGGTACTTCCATATTCTCGTTGTACTTCATGTTGTGTAACTTCATGTACTTGTTGTACTTCTTGTGTATTATGAGTAATACCAAAGTCAAGATTGTCGGTTGCCCCAAATGTACTAGGTTTATTTTTTGCCATTCTGTTATGCCCCCTTTATCAATTCATTAGTGAAAGAAATATAATCAAGTGCTGTAGTTGAATTTGGAGCATAATCAATTAATGCTTTTCGTAATGCCTGTGCTTCTTTCGCTTTTGTGCTTTCTCTAATAGAAGTTTTAAATAACTTAGTTTCCATCTGATTAGCTATAGTATCAAGAGACTCTTTTACTTCTTTAGAAAGGTTTGTCCTCTCATTGAATTTCACTAAAAGCAAGCCAGCAATTGTTAATCTAGTATTTTGCCTTTTCTTAATTGCTTGAATTGTCTGGTTAAGCTGTGATAATCCTTGTAAACCGTATCTATCGGCAGTTATAGGAACTATTACCTTGTCGGCAGATATTAAGCAGTTATAAAGTAATGAATTCATGCTTGGAGCAGTATCAATAATAATATAATCGTATCCTTTTAACTCTGATATAGCATCTTGAAGCCTATAAAGTCCATTCACATCACTATTAAGAACTTCATCCGCTTTCCTAAGTAAAGGATCAGCAGCTACAATCTGTCCTACCTCTGTGTGCTGAATTGCTTCTACAATTGATGTTCTTTGACTGTCCGACTCTAATAAGACATCGTAAAGCGTTGCTTGACCCTCAATAATTGCTCTAAATGTGTCTGTACTATTACCTTGCATATCTGCATCTATCAAAAGGGTTTTATATCCCTTTTTTGCTAATATACTTGATAATGCTGTGGCGGTTGTTGTTTTACCAATACCGCCTTTTTGGTTAGCTATTACAATTACTTGCATAATCATCCTCCTTGTACTTCTTGTACTTAATGTGCAACTTCTTGTACCTATTGTACATCTTGTACTTAAAGGAGTCAATAGCAAATTTTACTTTCTAGTATACATTAATGAAAATGGACTATATTCCTGATCTGGTTCTGGTATACTTGCAATTCTATCTTTGACTTGCTGAATTCTCTGTTCCATGTACTTATAAGCATCACTGGTAGTAGTAAATTCAGTTTCAACCTTTCTCATTATATCAATGTCATTCGAGACAGCTTCTAAGATATCCAGTACCGTAAGTAATAGCATTTTCTGATCTGTTTCCTTGTTATAGTCAGGCTGAATAATTGTATCGTATCCATTCTCTTTTAATAACTGTAGGTATTCATCATCTGTAAAATACTCTTT